TGTTTGATTTATTGCAAATGTCTTATGATCCAAAGGATATTGGTTATTATGACAAGAAACCTTTAAAGCTTAGAGCCAATAGTCAACAAATCACTTGCTGGGAGTTAGCCATTGATCTTCTTGGAATAATTGAAACTTTAGAAGAAAGAAGATTAATCTGGGCAAAAGCTATGCGTTATTCCTGGGTAGGTTTAGCCAGGCAATTTGGCTGCCATCGGGTTACAATTAAGAAAAGGTATAAAGCTGCTATTCTTAACCTGGAATTTAGGCTTGAAAAATCAATGATAGACAAGATAGACAAAATAATTTAATGAGAAAGATAGGCTGAATATTTCTGTGCCTGGGAAACCGCTACATAAAATACAATGTGAAAGCTTTACCAGAGGCAGCAAATTTACTAAGCAATGTCTTTGCAAAGGATATTATCAAAGAACTTCAAAAAAATATCGTTGTAAATTTCATGGAGGAGCCTCTACTGGACCAAGATCCATTGAAGGCAGAATAAAGGCATTAAGAAATTTAAGGCAATATAAAAATAAGGATTACAAAGAATTATACGAATGGATCAAATTGAAAAAATATGTGAAAGACTAGAGTTGGGAGAACCACTTTCAACAATTTGTAAAGATAAGGCAATGCCAGATGTTTCTACTATTTATAAAAAATCTAGGAACGATAAAAAATTATATACAAAGATATTACAAGCAAGACAAACGGGTGTCTGGACTATGCTGGATAAGATTGCAGAAGATATGCAGATCCCAAAGACACCGCAAGAAACACATTTTTTAAGAGAGAAGTGGAGCCACATCAGATGGCTCGCAACAAAATTAGCAGCATCAACTTTTGGAGATAAGAGCCAGGTTGAGCAGAAGATAGATAATCATTTAATCATAAGTTGGGGAGATCCTAAAGATGAGAAAGATATTTTACAAGCTAAAGAAGTTATGGATCAAGTATCAAGTGTACCTTTTAAAGAGCTACCTGGAGCTAGCGGGATTAGTAAAGAAACCTAAGCCAGTAGATTATGAACTGAACAAGAGGAAGTTTTGGAGAAGGCATAGACATAGATACAAAAGGTAGGATTAGTTAAGGAAGTTGGTTTTCAGATGGCGGTTCCATGCTCCTCGCCAGCGCATTATGGAGTTCGTTGGTCCCTTGGTCTCTGTCTTAGTCTCTGTTTGGTTAAATGAGCTAAGGAAATCAAGGATTGTCTATAGGTTTTGTACCTACGACCCAGGAACTTGCATATAAAAGGCAATGAATTTGAAGAACAAAGGTGGGGTATGCCCGAAAATCCAGCCGCATTTTTTAAGAATATATATATCGGGAGTTAAAGACACAGACACACACAAAGACTTTATGATGAATGAGAAAAATAAATACACAGATAAATTAATAACCGCCATGGTATTTCACGCAGAAGAAACCAATGGTTTAGTTATTCACTTAAACGGATTTGAAAGCCAGGAACACGCAAATAGATTTTGTAGAAAACTTATGAAGAACAGCGGCATAGAATATAAATCAATTAGGGAACTTTTTGATTTACCTACAATTCATTAATGAAAAAAAAAATTCATGTTAATATGCACCATATAAGACATAACAAAAAACATGGGACTAACAAACCCGTGATAACTGTTAAAACAAGTAAGTCTAATGACTATGCACATGAAGTTGATATTTTAGGTAAATCTAAATTAGTTTATAGACCAATAAAACCTTTACCATGTGGTGCTAGAGTTTGGATAGAAACAGAAGATAAAGTTGTATTAGATAATGGTTTAACAATCGAATAAGGAGGAAATAATGAATATAGATTTAATTATTCATGAAGCAAAACATTATTGGAGCGAACATAAAAAAGTCGTAATTGGTGTTGCAGCTTTAATAGTAATTTTACTAATTATATAAAATGAGAGTACAAATACCCTATACACCAAGACCGCTGCAAGCGGAGTTACATAAAAATTTGGATCAGTATAGGTTTGCTGTACTTTCCTGTCATAGAAGGTTCGGTAAGAGTGTTGCCATAATTAATCATTTAATTAGAGCTGCTCTTACCAACAACTTAAAAAATCCTAGGTTTGCCTATATAGCGCCAACCTACAAACAAGCTAAAAGCATAGCCTGGGATTATATGAAGATGTTTGCGGGAGGCATACCTGGAGTTAAGTTTAACGAAACAGAGCTAAGATGCGATATGCCGAATGGCAGCCGTATTACTTTGTTATCCTCTGAACAGCCAGATAGCTTACGGGGATTATTCCTGGATGGAGTTTGCATAGATGAGGTGGCGCAAATAGATCCGAGATTATGGAATGAAATTATAAGACCCGCACTATCGGATAGAAAAGGTTTTTGTTATTTTATTGGGACCCCAGCGGGACTAACAAATATTTTTTATGAATTATACCAGCACGCTTTAGGAGATCCTAAGTGGTACGCTTATACCGCTAAAGCGAGTGAGACAAAAATTATTGACCAGGAAGAGTTGGATGCAGCTAAAACTCAAATGGGAGATGCAAAATATAAACAAGAATTTGAGTGTGATTGGATTGCAAATATAGAAGGATCCATATATGGAGATATAATTAAGACACTTGAAGAAAAAAAACAATTATCCAGGGTTGCTTATGATCCAGCTTTATTGGTCCATACAGCCTGGGATCTTGGAGTGGATGATAGTACGGCAATAATTTTCTATCAACAACTGGGGAACCAGATTTTGATTATTGATTATTATGAAAATAACCGAGAAGGTTTGCCGCATTATATCCAAACTGTAAAAGATAAAGATTATATTTACGGGGAGCATTTTGCTCCACACGATTTGGAAGTAATGGAATTTTCAACGGGTAAGACCAGAAGAGAGGTAGCTTACCAATTGGGAGTAAGGTTTAAAATTTTACCTAAAATAAATTTGGAGGATGGGATCCACAGTTTAAAAATGGTTCTGCCGAAATGTTGGTTTAACATGGAGACAACAAAACCATTAATAGATGCTTTAAGAAACCATCATCGGAAGTACAATGAGAAAATGAAAATGTTTAGTAATAAGCCTGTAAAATGTTGGGATAGTCATGCTTGCGATGCTGCAAGGTATATGGCTTTATCAATAACAGATTTACCTAAGCAAAGAGTTGCAGCGCAGAAAACTGCGGTCAACGATTATACAATACACGGAGATATATAATATGGGATTTTTAAAACCATCAATACCAGCAATGCCATCAATACCGCCAGTTCAACCTTTACCAGCACCGCCAAGTTATGAGGATGCGGATAGAGCAGCTGAGGCTGCTGCTAAAAGAGCTAAGCTTAGAGCTTCAAGAACAGGAAGATCATCAACGATTTTAACGGGAGCGGGTGGTTTAGAAGATGATGAAAATGTTTTAACAAAGAAAAGTTTGTTAGGAGGTTAAATGGGTGGAGTTAAATTAGAAGAGGCTAAAAAACAAACTGCATATAATAATATGCAGAAGCGACCAGAAAAATTAAAAAGTGCAAGAGATACTTTTGAAAGAATTACTGGAAGAAAAGCCAGACCCGTTGAAAGTGCTTTATTATATCAAGACATGACAAGATTAGAAAAAAAGAGATATAAAACATTATCAGCAAAAAATAAGAAAAAAGCTGATGAAGGAATACAAAAACAAACACTATTAGGATAAGGAGGAAACTATGGGTGGAGTAGCAAGAGCAGTAATGCCAAGACCAAAAGCACCGCCAGCACCAGTTTATGCTGCACCAACTAAGGCGGAAGTATCACAAGTTCAAGCAACAACTATTGATACTGGATTAACAAGAGGCAAAGGTAGAACCAGTACAATTTTAACTGGTGCTAAAGGTTTAGGGGATAACGCATTAACAACTCAAAAATATACATTATTAGGAGGATAATAAATGGCAATTAATTCAAAAGCCAAAATGGTAATTGATAAATATGAAACTTTAAAGGGTCAAAGACAAACCTGGGAAGATCATTGGCAAGATTTAGCAGATTATTTTTTACCAAGAAAATCTAACATTACAGTTAAAAGAACTAAAGGCGATAAGAGGCACGACCAGATTTATGATGGAACGGCAACACACGCACTTGAATTATTAGCATCTAGCTTAAATGGTATGCTAACCAATACGATTTCTCCGTGGTTTTTATTAAAGTTCAGATCTGAAATGATGAATAATGAAGATGAGGCTAGTGAATGGCTTGAAAATTGTGCAAAGATTATGCAACAAGTTTTTTCAAGATCAAACTTCCAGCAAGAAATTTTTGAATTATATCACGAGCTATTATGTTTTGGTACATCCGCTATGTTTATTAGCGATGATGTTAAGGATGATTTAAGATTTAAAACTATTCATATTTCAGAAGTGTTTATTACTGAAAATGAAAAAGGAATGGTGGATAGTCTTTTAAGAAAATTTCATCTTAAAAATAAAAATATACCCGCAATGTACCCAGATGCGGAATTACCTAACGCTTTAAAATCAAAAATAAGTAATGCTCCTTATGATGAAAGTGTAATCCTTCA